AGCTAATGGTGCAATATTAAGCGGAGATATTGCAAGTGGTCAAATAGGACAATTCCATCTAAGTAGCGGAACTGTAAATAGTGGTCATATTGGAAACAATGCTGTAGTAAGTGGATCAATTGCATCAGGTCAAATCGGTCAATTCCATCTATCAAATAACAGCGTGTTCAGCGGTGCAATTGCATCTGGTCAAATTGGTAATTTTCACCTATCTTCTGGTGCAGTCACTAGTGGAGATATTGGTAATAATGCAGTTGTGTCTGGATCTATTGCTAGTGGTCAAGTAGGTATTAATCATTTAGTTTCAGGTTTGATCACAACATTAACGCTTGGTTCTGGTCAGGTAACTTCTGGAAATATTGCTAGTGGTGTGATCTTTAGATTACTTTCTGGAAATATTACATCTGGATTTATTGGAAACAATGCTGTAGTAAGTGGATCAATTGCATCTGGTCAAGTAGGACAATATCATTTATCAAATAACAGCGTGTTCAGCGGTGCAATTGCATCTGGTCAAATTGGTAATTTTCACCTATCTTCTGGTGCTGTTACTAGTGGAGATATTGGTAATAATGCTGTAGTAAGTGGATCTATTGCTAGTGGACAAATTGGACAATTCCATCATGCTAGTGGAAGTGTAACAAGTGGTCATATTGGAAATAACGCAGTTGTTTCTGGAAGTATGGGATCTGGTCTTATTGTAGGTATCAGTAGCACTTCTGGAAATTTAGCCGTTGGCACTAATTCTTTAAATGTTAACAGATCAGGAGGATATAATACAGCAATAGGAACTCAAGCGTTAAATGCTTGTTACAATGGTGGATTCAACACAGCTGTTGGCTATCAAGCTTTAGCCACCGTCAGCGGTGAGATAAATGCTAATGATGCGTTCGGCGCACAATCTTTGTCGAAATTAGAATATGGGGCTAACAATGTAAGCATAGGAGGTGGAACTCTTTCAAATCTGCGATCAGGTGGTCTTAATACTACATTAGGAGCATTTGCAGGACAATACGTTTCTGGAGATATAAATACATTTACAAGAGGTAGTGGAAATATTGCAATAGGTTTTGCGACAAAATTTGCAACAGATGATACAAAAAATCAAATAGTAATAGGATTTAATGCTACTGGTATTGGATCAGATTCAACAGTTATTGGTAATAATAACATTATATCTGGAAGAATTTTTGGTAATATAAATTTTCCTCATGGTTTATATTGGAGTTCGGGAAATATCGTTTCAGGTGGTGCATTAGTATCGACATTTGGATCTGGAACAATTACATCTGGTGCTATTGCTAGTGGTCAAATCGGTAAATTCCATCTATCAAATAATTCTGTATTTTCTGGCAATGTTTCATCAAGCGAAATTGGAGCCATTCATCTTGCAAGTGGCGCTGTTACATCTGGCGCTATTGCATCAGGAGTTATAGGAGTAAACCATCTTTCTCAGATAATCCAAAACAATATACAACAAAAAACAAATGACTTTAGATTGAGTGTGCAGTCTGGAGTTGCCATAACCTCAACAGATCAGTCAGGACAATCAACTTTGTATCTTGTGCCGTACACTGGCAACACTATTAGTCTGCATGATGGAACCAACTGGAAAACGAGTATTGCATCGGGCACTGTAGTTAGCCTATCTATAACAGGACTAACTAGCGGCAGACCATATGATGTTTTTGCATATGATAATTCTGGAGTTCCTGCTTTGGAATTTGGCACAGTATGGACCACCGTTAATACAAGAGCCGATGCAATTCAAGTGGTTGATGGGGTAAGTCTTAAATCTGGAACACTAACGAGAAGATTAATTGGAACAATTCTGCCAACTGCACCTACCACAACAAATGACACAGCAATTCAAAGATATGTTCATAATTTTGACAACCAAGTTTCCAGACGACTTTTTGTGGGAGATGCAACTAGTCATACTTACGCATCAACAACAAATAGAATATGGAATCTTAATAGTGGAATTCAAATCCAATATGTGGCAAGTCAGGATGGAATTGCAGGAAATTTGGGAATGCAGACCGCCAGCAGAATAAGTACTGGTGCATCTTTCGCAAGAACGCAAGTCACTGGTGGAACAAATCAACTGCCGACCACTAATAACGGAATTTCAACTCTAGCAGCTAGCGGAGCTTTACTCCAATATATGAGCGCACCTAGTGCCACCCATCAGAGCGTTCTGGGATATAATTATTTTTATCCCCAAGAAAGTGTCACTGCTGCTGGAGCGACTGGCACTTTTGCCGCAGTTGACCTCTTTGGTGAAATTAAAGGATAAAAAATGGAAATTGAACAAATTCATGAACTTATTGAAAAAGTATGCCCCATCTATGGTGTGTATAAAGACAAAGATGGTATTGCAAATATTCACTACAAAGAAGAAGCAACATCAGATCAAATTGCAGCTTCTATAGATTTGGTGCAACAACTACCACTTCTTTCTGCTAAACAAAATAAAATGGCTAAGATAGATAAAGAATTCAGTAATAAAATTGATTCAGGATTTCTTACAAGTTACGGCTGGAAACTAGGATTATCTATTGATGATCTTGTTTTACTATCTAGTTTGTACCTCATGGCAACTACATGTGAAAAAGCAGGACTTCAAATCCCATCAATCATAGATACAGATGGGATGCCACATCTTCTTGATATGCAATGGTTAACTGTGATTATGCTGCAATATGGAGAATATCGGTCGCAAATGAGCCTTGAGTACGCAACTAAAAAGAAATCTGTTAATGATGCGACGACCATCGAAGAGGTGGAAAATGTCTGATCGGGAAAGAAGAACAGAAAAATTATCTGTAAAACTGATAACACAAGAAATTCACAACCTGCCTAATCTAAAACTTATCAAAAAATACATTGAAACTTACACTGATTCTGTCATCAGAAGAATTATTCGTTTGCACACTATGCTCTAACCAAGATGGAAATAAATAGACAGAACCAGCAACAGCAGGATAAATCAATACATTTGAATTAACTAAATTAAGCTCATTATAATTAGGATCAATCATTTCCTTAGCAATCAATGGACTATGAAAAACTATATTCCCACAATTCTCAGGTGTCTGTAAATAATATACACCCGACAAGAAACTCCTCGGATGTATATGCCTAACATTATACGATCCCTTAGCGTTAACATTTACCCAAGAATTAAAAATACGAAGCTCTTCAACAATATTCAAAGAATTTTTAATCTTACCAATAACTTCTTCCAAATCTTTTTTCAAAAGCTCACAAATCTTAGTATCTAAAAAATTATCAACACTCTGCCAACCACCATTCATGTTCGTCTTCTGCACTCCAGAAGAATATGCTTGCTTATACCTCGTATACTCTATTAATGTATCTCTATAGATATCATTAATTTTACAACTATAAATGGTGGTTGGAAATACTAACTCACACTTAATTTCATTCATAATACTTTCCACTAGTCACATCCAAATGACGACACTTGATATCACCATCGACCAATAACTTGAATCCCTTGTCCCGAAGCTTCTGCGACAAGAAACTATCTTGCGTCAAATGAGCAGTTGTTACAGTCCAAGGATACTCGGTCTGTAAAAAACATTCCATAGGGAAAAGAGTAAATCCTTGAGCAATCGTGTAAACTTCATATACACCAACATCTTTGTTACCTAACGTCAGGGCTTGTCTCTTTCCCCCGACGATTTGTATATGAACACCTTCTCTGTTTTCTTGCTTTTTCACATAATATCCACCCAATACTACCTTGGGATCACCAATTTCCCTGTATCTTTGCAATAACTTAAAGAATCCATCATCTGGAGGGAAAGTATCATCTTCTACAGTAAGAAGAAAGTCTGCGCCATCATCCAGAGCGGTCTGGATTGCGTCATTATATGCATCGGCTGTCGATCTGCCAAACACGTTAAGATACTTAATCTGAACACCAGAAGGAATAGACAATTTCTCTAGTACTGGCAAATTCTCTGCCTTTTCCCTTGTTGGAACAACAATTAAAACTTTTACATCACCGACTTCCAAATATTTTTTTTCGACCTCTCGGATATGATCTAACTTAGGTGTACCAGTAAGATTGATCTGGCGTAGTGCTTCACTGTTGCCAACACCAATACGACCAGTTGCCTGAAGATCTTGCTGTGCCTGTCGTTCTAAACGAAGCTTCCAATAATCAGGTTGAGCAGCATCAATTTCTTGCCTTGTATACTTCTTGGGGAAACTTTGCCAAATCTTATAAAGAGATTCAAACTCTCTTAAAGCTCCCAACACTGCACGATCTTGCTCTTCTAGGTCAATTCTTTTTAGATCTGCGTCAATCTGATCAATTTCAGTTCCCTTGTCTTCCAATTCCTTGATTTGAATTTCAATCTTTCTTCTTCCTAGTTTTGCTCTCCTTAAATTATCATATTTGATTTGCATCTCCAAAACGCATTGAGAGTATGCTAATGTATCGTGGTCATGCTGACCAACTACGAATTTGTCTAGGACATATGCTGTTCTAGGCATTTGGATTTCAAGGAAAGCTGATTCCATTTCCTTTACTAAATCAATTGCTTTATCAACTCTTTCATCAATCGGAATAAGTTCGCTCATAATTTTTCTCCTATATCTTAATAGAGAATTTATTAATTTTTCCTATATTAAAACATAATAAATTATTAGGTAATAAATATGCCAGCATCATGGGAACAAATAAATACAGCTCCAATCAACCACAATAGAGTACTTGGATGTATTCTTACAAGAGAAACAGTTAGTACTGCATGGGCATTTGGCTTCAGAAACATACATATGCCAAATGGAGCTTGGACGGCATTATCGGGAATGCCATTCGGGCATGCCAGAGATACTGGTGGTCTAAAACTCTTAGAGCTAGGCTGGGAATGGTTGTTCTTCCTAGACGATGATGTAATTTGTCCACCAGACACAATTTTAAAACTATTAAGTCACAACAAACCAATCGTAAGTGGTGTCTATTACAGGCGTTACGCTCCATTAGCACCCGTAATGCTTCTAGATTCAGCAAACGGACCACAATGGATCACTGAATATCCTGCTAACAGCTTAATAAAAGTCGATTATGTCGGAGCTGGATGTTTGTTAATTCACAGATCTGTTTTAGAAAGTTTGCCACCATTAAGTACTAGTGCTCACTGGTTCGAATGGAGGTGCAATAGGACAGATCTTCCTCATCTAGAAAAGACCAGCGAAGATTTTACCTTCTGTAAGCATGCACGAAATCATGGTTTTGAAATTTTTGTCGATACTTCGATACAATGTCAACATTGTGGTCAGGCAAGCAGTAATATTGAAGGATTCAAACCATTGGAGATCAAACCATGAAAATGACACATTTACCAACAAGCAGCACCAAAAAACTCAAGATCTGTGTAATATCAACGACAGTTTTACCTTGTCCCCCAACTGGATATGCTGGATTGGAGATGATTTCTTGGCAATGCGCCGAAGGTTTGCATGCTAAAGGTCATGATGTAACACTTGTTGCTCCTAAAGGATCAAAAACTAACGCAAATTTACATGAAACCACATTAGGTGAATCTGAAAGACAAGCATATTCTGGTTATTGGGAAAAACTAACACAATTTGATGTAATTATTGACCATAGCTGGGAAAAATGGAGTTATATCCTAAAGATGGAAGGTCATCTTCCACAACCTATCTTAGGTGTCCTACATGCTCCTGTAGAAACAATGTACAGCATTGCTCCTCCTGTTCCTTTTCCTTCTTTTATTTGTATCAGCAAAGATCAATCAGAAGTATGCACAACACATTTAAAGTGCGGTTCAAGAGTTGCTTACAATGGTGTTGATGTTGATTTTTATTCTAGAAGCAATAAAGCCAGAAATAACAGATATTTGT